CCTACTTCACCACGCGGGACGTCCAGCGCACGCTCCGGCGGCTGCATCCTGGCGCGGGAACCGAGGGGGCGATCTACGCCGGCCTGGAGACGCTCGTCGGTCAACTCGTCGGGCATGAATGGCCCCGCGAGGACGGCGCTGTGCTGCGGATCGACCTCTGTCTGATCGACCAGGGCTGGCAGACGGACGTGGTGCATCAGTTCTGCAGGCAGAGCGAGCATGCGGCGGTGCTCATGCCGAGCCGCGGGCACGGCGTCACGGCGAGCCAGAAGCCGGTCAGCGAATACGTGCGGAGCCGCGGCGACCGGATCGGGCACCACTGGTGGATGCCGAGCGTGAAGGGCCGGCGTGTCCTGAGGCACGTCGAGATCGACACAAACTACTGGAAGACGTTTATCCACGAGCGCCTGGGCACGGCCATGGGCGACAGGGGCTGCCTGTCGCTTTTCGGCAGGAAGCCTGGTCTGCACAGGCTCTTCGCCGAGCACCTGACGGCCGAGTACTACGTCACGACCAGCGGGCGCGGCCGGACCGTGGACGAATGGAAGCTGCCCGCCCACAAGCCCGACAACCACTGGTTTGACTGCCTGGTCGGCTGCGCCGCGGCGGCCTCCATGCGAGGCATCTCTCTGGGCGCCGTGGCTGCCGCCCCCGTAGTGCCCGCCCGGCACCGCAGGCGCCTGAAGCTCTCCGAACTCCAGCGCACGAGGCGCAGGTGACAGAACAGCCAGCACAGGGAAAGGACTCCGACCGGGGCCTCGTCTGCCCCAAATGCGGCTGCCGCCACTTCCGGGTGGTTTATACCAGGCGCACGGTGAAGAACCGCATCCTGCGGCGCCGCGAATGCCGCAACTGCGGCAGACGGATCACCACGTACGAGCGCGATGAGGGCTGATTTCTCCGTGGCAAAAAGACGCGGTTATGAGGCCCTCATGCTCTACATGTATAGCATGGAAGGCGTTTTCCCAGCGAAGGTATTGACCCAAAAGCAGACACGCTTAGAATGGAAGCAGACAAACTGAACGGGCGACAGTCTGGCGGCTAGCTACCGCCGGACTGCTGAGCCAGAAAGTCCAAGGCCGTCTGGGGCCAGACACCCAGGCGGCCTTTCCTTTTTGGCGATTCGCCCGCGGCAACAAGCGGAGGCGCTCATGCCCGACGAGCTTCAGCAGCAGATAGAGGAGAACGCGAAGCAGCCCCGCCGGGCCAGCGCGGACGGCGTCGAGGTGGAGCAGCATCCGCTGAAGGACCAGATCGAGGCGGACCGCTACCTGGAGTCGAAGAACGCCATGAAGAAAGGGCGCGGATTCAGGCTGACGAAGCTGATCCCTCCGGGAGCATGACTATGTTCGGGTGGCTGAAAAGACTGACTGACGGTGGTCGTGGCCACGAGGCGGTGCGGCTCGGCAGCGCGGCGCTGGCGCGGCGCTACCTCGCCATGGTGCGCGGCCGCTACGACGCGGCGGTGACGACCGATGACAACCGCCGCCACTGGGCGAACGCCGACGCCCTGAGCGCCGACGCGGCGGCCAGTCCGGACGTCCGTCGCATCCTGCGCACCCGGGCCCGCTACGAGGTGGCCAACAACAGCTATGCCCGAGACATCGTCCTCACGCTCGCCAACGACACCGTGGGCACCGGCCCGCGCCTCCAGATGCTGACCGGGGAGGACGCCATCAATCGCCAGGTCGAGGTGGAGTTCGAGCTCTGGGCCCAGGAGGTGGCGCTTGCAGAGAAGCTGCGCACCATGCGCATGGCGCGCGCCCAGGACGGCGAGGCCTTCGCGATCCTGGCCAACAACCCCGTGCTCGACCATCCGGTCAAGCTCGACCTGCGCCTGATCGAAGCGGATCAAGTCACCAGCCCCCGGCAGTTCCTGCGGGACGACCGCGAGGTTGACGGCATCCGACTCGACCGGCACGGCAACCCTCTCGCCTACCACGTCCTCAAGAACCACCCCGGCGGCAGCACCTGGGCGTTCTCAGACCAGTTCCTGACCGTCCCGGCCGAGAGTATGATCCACGTGTTCCGACAGGAGCGGCCGGGGCAACACCGGGGCGTGCCGGAGATCACGCCGGCGCTTCCCCTCTTCGCGCAGCTTCGCAGGTTCACGCTGGCGGTGCTGGGCGCTGCCGAGGCGGCGGCCGACTTCGCGGGCATCCTCTACACCGACGCGCCGCCCAAGGGCGAGGCCGATGACGTGGAGCCGATGGACCTGGTCGAGCTCGAGCGCAACATGCTGCTGACCATGCCCGGCGGCTGGAAGATGAGCCAGCTCGAGCCGTCCCAGCCGTCGACGACCTACGGGGAGTTCAAGAAGGAGATCCTGAACGAGATCGCCCGGTGCCTGAACATGCCCTACAACGTCGCCGCAGGGAACTCGTCGGGCTACAACTACGCCTCGGGGCGGCTCGACCACCAGACCTACTTCAAGTCCATCCGCGTGGACCAGGCATTCATGGCGCGCAAGGTGCTCGACCGCATCCTGGCCGCCTGGCTCTGGGAGTACGCGCTGGAGGCCGGGCTGATCAACGAGATACCCGTCAACGGCCATCGCAGGATCCTGCCGCCCCATCAGTGGTTCTGGGACGGCGTGGAGCACGTGGACCCGGCCAAGGAGGCCAGGGCGCAGGAGACGCGCCTGAAGAACCACACGACCACGCTCGCCCACGAGTACGCCCGACAGGGCAAGGACTGGGAGGCAGAGCTCAGGCAGCGGGCAAGAGAGGTGAGCCTGATGCGCGAGCTGGGGCTGCCGGAGGCCCAGGCGAAGCCTGCCTCTGCGACTGCGGAGGAGATAACCGAGGAGGTGGAGTATGCCCTATCCCCGTGAGCATGCGGCGCGGCTCAAGGACCCGGACCGCTACGAACGGTTCCGCCGGCAGAACGACAGGTTCGCGCAAGGGATACACGCGATCTGGGGCATCACGAAGGAGGGAAAGGCGGAGCTTCAGGCGATCCGGTTCGACGCCGGCAGGTTCACGGTCGCGCAGGCGAAGGCATGGCTAAAGGAGCACGGATACAAGCCGATCCTGTTCGAGCCCGCTTCAGGTGGGAAGAAGGCGGAGGGGCAGATGGGTCATGAGTTTCTCATAGTGGAAGCCGCCGCGGAGGCCGAAGGCAACCCCAGGGTCATGGGCGTGGCCTACTCGGGCGGGAAGATGCGGCTGCCGGGCTGGCGTCACCCGGTCGTGGTGGACCTGGAGGGCCTTGAGATACCGGAGACGGTGCCGCTTCTGACCAACCACGAGAACCGCACCGGCAGCCGGGTCGGCATGGTCAAAGCGCGGGTTGAGGACAACGCGCTCGTCATCGAGGGCGAGATCGTCTCGTCGAGCGGACAGGCGAAAGGGATCGTCGAGCAGGCGAAGGCCGGGGCCGACTGGCAGCTCTCGATCGGCGCCGACGTGCTCGAGGCCGAGCTTGTGCGAACCAGTCGCACGGTCAACGGGCAGGTTCACGCCGGGCCGTTCTACCACGTGAAGAAATCGACCCTCAGGGAAGTTTCCGTGGTCGCCGTTGCCGCCGACGCGACGACGCGGATGCGGGTCGCCGCGACGTTCAACCTGTACGGAGGAGAGAAGATGGAATTCGAGGAGTGGCTGAAAGAACACGGCATCGATCTCGAGAAGGTCGATGAGCGCAGGATGGCCGAGCTGAAGGCGGCCTTCGAGGCGGGTGAAGGACCACCCGAGCCCGAGCCGGAAGAGGACAAGGAAGAGCGGAAGCGGGAGCCCCAGAAGCTCCGGGCTTCCACCGGAAAAGACGCGGCAGTGCAGGCCGTGGCAAAGGCGCGCGAGGAGGCCGAGAACGCCATCCGGGCCGAGCGGGAGCGGGTGGCTGCCATACAGGACATCTGCGCGGGCGAGTTTCCGCGTCTCGAACGGGACGCGATCCGCATGGGCTGGACCGTCGAGGAGACGAGCCAGAAGGTCCTGAAGGCCATGCGCGAGAGCCGTCCGCAGGCCGACGTGCACATCTCGGTCAGCCGCGACCGGGGACGCGAGTTCGACACGAAGACCATCGAGGCGGCG